TGAGCTCCTGCGGTGAAAACCCGCTACCTCCCTCAAGTGTTTCTTTTGTCGACATCACCTATGCCGGGCTACGTGATATATAGCCACTTCTTTCGAAGTACTGTACAATAACGTTGTCCAAAGATCCTAGCACTGCCACCACCCTGTGCAACAGGGATCTCGTATTCCCGTGAGAACGGGTGAGATGCGGTACTCGTACCGATTTGTCGCAGTAGTGCTTTGGCCTCTGAGAACTCTCTCAGGCCGGGCCGCAAGGCGGGAGATGTTGGAAACATCAGCTTTGCTTTCTTCCCTTGAAAGTATGGCGCAGGATTACGGGCGATCATCTTAAACCCGTTGCCTTTGCTTTTTGTCACCCAGAGGGGTGGAACCTTTTCATCTTTCCACATTGGGTCCGACTTGTCGTGGCGTCCGCAGAACGAATACCAGCCAATGCAGCCCGAGTTATCGGGTACTACAGGTTGGCGACCGATTCTGCTTTCTACAACCTTGCGGCAGTAGTCCGCAGAGCTCCAAAGCCCCGCTTTATGTAGGGCGTTGGACATTGCAGTCCATGATACGATAGATTCCACATCTTTCTTGGATTGCGGCATGCGTTTCTTCAGTCGGAGGGGAGTAATAACCCTCCCTTTGAAGGCGTCTGTACCACATGATTCGCGGAAGGGTCCGCTTACAAAAGACTTGGCCTTATTAAACTTGAGGCCAAACCCTTCGAGGGCTAACATCAAGCCAGGGGCATGCACGGCGGGGACTATCAAATCATCCCCATAAGTGTACACGCTTTTGGCAGCCCTAGCGAACGACCAACCCGTTTCACACATCAAATAACTGGTGCTTAAAATCCAGAAGACGAAGGACTCAACGGGGAAACAAACCCCTGAGCCCATTGGAGCGAATTTCTGAAGCTCCACAACTTCGCCTGAGGGCAGCTTAGTCTTAACCGATCGTGTAGCGGCAAGCCTCTTGTAGACCGACCCTGGCAACAGGGCTCGGGCAAGGGCGTCCGACAACCGATCACTAGCTGACTCCATGTCTAGAGTGGCCCAGTGGCCCGTAAGGCTCGCTTCTAATGCGAGACGGCCATTCACTCGCTGGTCAGTAAAATTGATATGACCAGCAGTGAGCGGATGGCTCTCTAGATAAGACTGGATTGCTTGTCCCTGCCCGCCCTGTAGCGCTGCTAAGGCTACTGGCTCGGCGGAGATAAGTCGGGGTCCACGTGAATCTTTTGGAACCCCGGACATTCTCGACACTTTGTCACTGGACACCGATGAAGGCGCACTGTCCACCGAAAGGAATGAACAGTGTCCGTCAGATCGGATATCTCGCAACTCAACGTGAGACGCAAGCGATAAAGATGGGTGAAGATACTCAGAACTGTCGTAGAATACTTCACAATCTGTGGGAAACTCGGCCAGCGAAAACTTCTCAAACTGGTTAAGTCCTCCTTCAGATACAGCACCAGGCCCGTGCCTGAGCAGAATATCGCTCAGATCGAGGTCTCGTAAGACTTCACGGGCGTTCTGTTCCGCAAGGAAAAGAACCATACCTTCCAGGCTGTTCAGGCCTTGGTTGAGGTCGAGGAGTTTCAACTCATCCTCGATATCTCGCCATTTCTGGACCATGGTCTGAAGTTGCGACTCTGTGTAGGGTAATTCATACTTGTACAAGAATGCACAAATCTGGTACACCCCCCACGCCGCGGTAGCACTTGGATCAGACAGTAAAATACCATCTTGATCAAACAATTGCTTGAGCAATCCCTGCAAAAAAGCAGGGAGTGCCTCGTGACGGCCTACCCCTTTGAAGGGCAGGTTATCGCGACGAAGCACGCCACTTTGGAAAGAGTTTAAAACCTCTTTTCCGAAGCCTGGTAAAGTTTTGGTCAAGAAGGATATGCCTTCATGACGGGTTCTGTGTTGGACGGTAGTAATGTCCCGACTCAGGTCAACGCCTGTCGAAATCGCGACATCACGTATAATACGGCAATGGAGCTCCAGGAGAGTGAACATTTCATGCTCATCCTGGTTCGGCTTTTCAGATTTCCTATGAATCATAGGGAGATCTCCTCCATTAGTTAGGAGTCTCTAAGAGACGCCTAGGAGTATATTGTCGACCAATCCAGCCGTAGCTAGATAACTCAGCAATCCCTGCGTTAACGCGGCGACATCGACGCGCAATGCAATGGGGTGTTCAGGCAAAGTGATAACAAGGTGAGCGGAGTATTGAACTTCGTCGCCCTCGGCATCAACAACAGTGTCTTGCACCTTTACTAGGTGCCGCACGGTTGCGTTTTTCGCCTGATGTGACATAGTCAGAGTAGACTCGCCATCTGTAATGGCGGCCTTACGAACAGAGCCCTGGTCGGGATATTCGACTACGGAATAGTCTCTGGCTGCTGAGTCCACGGTAATGGTTTGTTGGTCTCCTAACATAATGGTAACTCCTTTAGTTATTGTTAAAGTTCAGGGGATTATTGCTTAGCTAACGGACTGACCCTGAAATCAGTGCCGCGCCTAAGGAAAACTGCATCCAATTTGGCAATGTAAGCCAAGGAAGGTGTTGCTCTAACGAATCATCTCCGACCCACCTTTTAAACTCGCTCTCGGTGCGCTCATAGATGGGCGCACTATCAGGGAAGCACGGGCGACTTATATTGATAAAGTACCTATGCTTAAAGCGACGCGTAGTACACGCGTCGATTATATCGATTTTTACATCGAGCCCCGACCTGTCCAGGTTCATCTTTCGGAAGAGCCTGTCAGTGTTAAACACCCAATCTAGGACGAATGAAAAGGGAATCATATCCCAAAACGTCTCTAGTGTCGGTGCCAAACCATGAGTAGCGAGCCAAAGGCCAATCTTCGTCTCAAGGTTATTGAGAAGCGCAGGAAAGTGATACCTGTACTTCAATGTGACCCCCAACTTCACTTCGTACACTTCGGTCCAACCGAGAGTGCCCCCCCGAGGACAATTACCTTGTCCGTCTTTCATCCACCCGCAATAGGTGGTTGAATCGAAAGGTTGAGTAGTGTGTTGATCTACTTTCTCAGTGACATACCGGTGTAAAGTGTGGACCTTTCCTAGGCCACGCTGCAACCGGACCACTCGGGCCTGCCAGCCCCGCATGCGCAGAAGGATCTTGTGCATGTCGGAGATGAAAGGTTTAATCCCAAAGTGGTAGCTCAGGTAGGCGCTATCGCTAGCAGCCCGCACAGAGCGCTCTTTAAGAAAATCAAGAGTACGTTTAATGTCATCGAGCTCAGCCAAGAAAACGGTCATATCTATTCCCGGACTGAGTGTGGGCAGCCCCGCATTCACGCGGTTTTGTAATTGCTGCCACGCATCCGTTTCATCCAGGCCTAAGTCTTTCCAACCTGGCGGGACCCCTGGCGGTGCGCCAAGGAACCACGTACCGCGGTACGTGGGTCCACCATCGCTATTACACTGGAGTGATCCGTCATAACTGGACTTCCTCCAATGTTCCTCGCGAATGATGTGTTCGCATGGCTTAAAATGCCATACACCACTGCCGAACCGTTGTTCGTGGTCGGCAATTTGAGACGATACAATACTAGTAAGAAAACTGTGTTCTCCACTGTCAGTGGTTGACGGGTAAACTTCCCCGTGTCGCCACGTATCATAAGTAACAGTAGGAGTATCCAGGTTTCCCCTAACGCGATTGATGAGCATATCTTGGGTAGGCCCCGAAAAG